TTCAAAACGTCACCATAAGAAAAATTTGAATGCTTTATTAGAATATAAAACTCATAAAGAATGTCTTTTTTATGATTCGAGGAAAGGCCAAAGAAATTTTGCTGTAATTGGAAGTTCACCAAAAAAAAATTCACCACTTGGTGCTTGAATTGAAATGTTTGTGTCCAAACCTGGCTCATTTTCTTCAATGAATTTTCTCAAGGCATTTGAATCCAAAACAGGCATTTGGTCAACAAATCTTGAAATTTCAAGCTTATCTCTAACACCCTCAACTTCCATAATTTGATTTGTTAATCTCATTGTCAAAATTTGAGAAACAGCATCTTTTCCAAATTTGTTTCTTCTAGCCTCATCTTCTTTAATAATTTTTTCATCTTCTTCAGATGTTAAATACCTGAATTTAATTCTTTTCTTGCTTTTTGGTAGAACAAAATCACATTCTCCATTCTCATCAGGCTCAACATTTATGGCTTTTGCTTGAAATTGGCTAATATCAATTTCAGTTTCAAACTTTTCACCTGTCTTAGGGTCAGTGATTTCAACAGGATACATTTCACCATATCCTGTTGCCCTTAAAAAAAATAAAACGGCATTCTTATCCCCTGATAATAATTGGCTAACTTTAATGTCTTTGTCTAATATTTTTCTTTCTAACAAAACATCAAGAACTTTTCCATTTTGCAAAAGGTTTGGTGATGTTAAAACATTCTCATCAGAAGCAGTTAGATAAGCTACTTTTAAAGCTGATTTTTTAGTTTTATAAAATTTTCCGCCAGAAGGTAAAGGTAGTACATCATGTGCTGGCTCAAAAGAAATATTTTCCATATATAAATTTTTAAATAAATATACAATAAGTTATTTTTTTGTAAATATTATTCATTTAATAAATTTTTTAACTGAATAATAACATCTTCAGGATTATTATTGATATCTTTTTCCCAAATAATTTCATATTTAATATTTTTATTTAAAACCCAATTTTTTTTATTGCCGTCATTAGTTAAATTTTTTGATTGTATTTCATATTTAGCTTCTTTATATTTGCTTTCTGGATTGCAATGATAAAAATCACCATGAGTCTCAATAATTAAATTATATTTTGGGAAATAAAAATCAAAAAACCATCTTGTATTTTCAAATAAATAATTTCTATGATAATCTACAGATTCGACTAATCCTAAAATATTTAGGATATCTTCAAATTTATCTTCTAACTTAGAAGTTTTTACTCTGCAATTATCCTTTAACCAAACCATTTTATTTTTTCTAGCTAAATCAATAAGTTCAGGTCTATTTTTATACCTGTTTTTTGCTGATTCAGATAATTTATTTTTATGTTCTTCTGATTTTGGTTTTCCTTTTAGATTTTTAGAAATTTTTTTACCTCTTTCTTTGTCGTTCCTTAGTTTTTCTTTTATCCCTTCAATTTTTTGTTTTGTTTCTTCAGTATCTTCTTCCCACCAACGTCTATACATACCTTTTTTCCAATTTTCTGATTGAGTTTTAGCCGACTTTAATTTTGTTTCAGGATTTCTATGAAAGTTGTTAATCCCAACTCTATTGTGATGTCCAGCCAAAAAATTTCTGAAACCCAATGTCTCACCCAAAAACTTTGTCTTACCCCCACATCCGCAGTTACATGTAGGTTGAACACCATTTAGTTTGTATTCTATAAATACATCTTCAGAACTAATTTTATGGGACATTGACATATGTTTCCTGAATGAAGAGTAATCTTCGTAAGATTTTCCGCAGTGTTTACAATTAAAAAAATCCATATTCTATATTTTTTCACAAAAATACAAAATATGGATTAATAAGTCAAGTGTTTGACCAATATATTTTAATAAAAGTAAAAAAACTAGTAAACCAATATACACCTATCCATACGAATTGTAGCGTTAATTTCAGCAATATCTTCAGAACTATATTCCAAACTTGAAAAATCAACATTTGTTAAAAAAGAACCTTGAAGAATCCACTTTTCAACAACAACACCTGTAGGGTCTAACATTTCAAGTTCAATATCTTTTTTATAACCTGCGGCGTAGCCCATTCTACCCGTTACTGATTCTGCATGTAATCTAACCCATTCCATTAGAGCTTGTGCTGCTGAAGGGCCTATAGGGTCTTTAAATTTAACATCAATTGAACTCCACTTAAATCTACCAGCAACCCAAGTTGATGTATTTAAAAATGGTATTTCAACTTCTCCTATTTCAATTTTAGGTCTTGATGCTGAAATAACAAACCATTCATTAATTCCTAATGAACTTGGAAATCTTAGAATAAATCTATTTTGTTTCTTCGGTTCGTATGGAACAGGCATTTTCATTAATAAATTCGCCATAACATATATTTTTTTTAAAAAATTTATTTTTATATAAATATGCAGAAAAAGTAAATAAATGTTAAAGTTTGAAAATTTTTTCAAAAAAGACTTGACTTTATGAAATTAATTTTGTATTTTTACATATTATATATAATATATATTATATAATATATATATTAATATTATATAATTAATAATATATGATACATACTACGTATGTATCATATAAAGTAATTTAAATAAAAATAAAAAAATATATAATAATATATAAATATATATATATATAAAAAAAATACAAAAATTTTTTGATAAAGTCAAGTACTTAAATGTTAAAGTTTTGTTAAATTTTTTAATATTTTTAATATAATTAAATTATTTAATATAAAATCAGGAATAACCCTGAAATAATTTCTTCTATCAAAGAATATATTTTACCTGAAATACTATAAAATTTTAAGCCAAAAAATAGTTGTTCCTATAATATATATAATAGAGATAACTGTTTTTTGGCTTAATAAAAAAGCTCGCCTTTTAAGGGCGAGCTTTATATAACTAAATAATTTTATTCTTTAAACATTTTCAAAAGAAACACTAGTTGGTGTTACAACAAATTCCAACTGAATAAATTCTAATGTTGGTGTTGGTTTAATAAATATTTTACCTCTTAGTGTATTTCTATCAGTGTCTTCGACATCATTAACCAATGATACCCTGAAATCCGTTAAACCTCTTTCTCTCCTGATATTATCCAATATTGGATTAACTAATGACAAGAATTGATTTCTTACCTGAGCATCATTCGGGTCAAACAATAATCTATTAGCAACTGAAACAATTAATCTCCTTGCTTGCAAAAGCAATCTCCTGATGTTTAACCTGTTCAAAGCACTATCTCTAACCTGTAAGTTCCTGTTACCCCATATTACATTACCTACATCAGAAAATGTTGCTATCGGGTTAATCCTAGCTGGATACAGTAAATCTCTGCTTTCTTGGTCTAAAACTATTCTAGCTCTGATACAATTTACAATACCTCTGTTATAACCTGCTGTTGCGAACCAAGGGTGAGCAACATTATCAGTAAATGCTAAATTTCTAACTACTTCTGCCGTAGGCGGAATAAACAAATTAGCATTATTTTCTACATCTGAAATTTGTATCCAAGGATAATATACTGCTGTGTAGTTTGAATCTATTTCAGTATTTTCCAATTCAGTAATAATATCATTTGGGTACAACCAATCTTCAGTATTACCTGGATTTGAATTACCAATAAGCTTAATATCAGGTAAAGTAGGCAAATAAATTGTATCCATTCGTTTTTCTTCAACAATTTCTATTGTATCTCTAACCAAATCAGTATTATTGATAATATCAATTCCAGGTGTTCCCAAAATATTTATAACAGTTTGTTCAGGATTTTCCATACTTTTTATACCGTAAAGGAATGCATAATAATCTGATGTTCCGAAAGTTTCATTATATTCAGAACTTTCAAAAATATCAAATTTACCTGCAACAAATCCTTGTTTTCCTATCTTGTAATCATCTCCGTGAGTTCTAATTTCTCTGTAAATATCCCAACCATCAAAACCACCTGATAGTAAAGCTGTAAACTTCCTCTTTCTTGCATCATGGTATGGATGTGCCGTGTCTAATGCTATTACATTTGCATCGGTAAAAGTTCCAGCTCCTGCTTCAAAAACAAAATCTCCTTGGGAATTAACAATTGTTGCTGAGTTAACATCCATATGGAAACCTTTTGTTTTTGTGCTCCAATCCTGTCCTTCATTGTAAGGATTATCACCGCCTGATAATGAAAGTTTTCCTTTAAACGCTAATAAATCAGCATCAAACCCATATTCTCTATCAGTAAATCCTAAATAAACTTTTCTGATATTATCACCATTCGAAATTAATGGCAAAGAAAATGGAGGATTAACAATTGTTTCACCTGGAGCATAATACTTTGTTTTGTAAGGCATTGTTGGTACTCCAACAAAATTTTCGATAGTTTCATTATCTTCAAAAGTTCTGAATTCGTAACCTTCAAAACCACAAGCAACGCCATCTTTCGGAGCATTTTCGGCTATTTCAACAACAACATAAGAACTTCTTAATTGATACTTATTATCAATTGTACCTATACGTCTTCCGATAAAGTTATCTTTTGTTTCATCCATTGAAACTGACAAATATCTTTCCAAAAATACTGGATTTCTATCAGAATCATTGAAATCTCTTATAAGTACATCAAAAGTTCTTCTATCCAAATTAACATTTGCGATTGAAACTTTTATTTCAGTATTTGCGTTACTACCATCAGATATTGAAATTAACCTAAAAAGTCTTTGTGGAATTCCACCTCTCAATTCCGAAACAAAAAATGGAGTTGTCGGAGATTGAAACTGAAATTCATAATGACTCCAATTGTTAACTTTAACCAAAGAATAATGCAATCCTTTAATTTTATTAAATGTCCAACCTTTTGTCAAAACAGAATCATAAACTTCTTCAACAAAAATAAATGGGTCTTTATCAAAAGCAGAAGAACCCAAAACATTTTTGATGTAATTTGTTTTATTTCTATCTAAAGAAACATTATATGAAAAATCAACATCATTTATTGTCTTACCCTGTATTACAAAATCAGCGAATGGATTTGTTGCAGCTTCTTCAAAATTTTGAAATCCAATGTTATTTTCAACATAATGAACCAATTCATTGGAAATGTATTCACCTCTGCTTCGCAATGTTGCAACAGCTTTTTTGTGGTACTCTTGATTTGGTAAACAAGTTGATTCGTATAAATATAAAGTTATTTTTCCAGTGTATTGAGTTGGGCTTGTTGATACAATATCAGATACAAACAAAGCAAATGAAGCTCCGCTATAAGTATCATCCAATTCATCAAAAACAAATTCTTTAATAAGAATGTCGTCTTCTCTATCACTCAATGGAATATCTTGTGGTAATTTATACGCATCAATTAAAACAGGTGTTTCAGGAGCTCCAGCAATCAACTCACTGTTATTTCTATCAGAAATAATTGCTTCTCTTTCGTCCCTATTAATAATACCCCACCACATGATGTTGCTTAAATACCAATCTCTTGTTGTGAAATTTGTTTTATTAAAAAACTGATTGTACGTTGTGTCAAACTTTGAAAAATCAACGCCAGTTAAATCAACTATATGCTGACTAACTTCTTTTGTTGAACCTGTCAATGTAAAACCACTAGTTGTGCTGCTTAAATCAACAACAAATTCAAAAGAATATGTATCTCCTGTGTATTGCAATGTTTCCTTATCACATGTACCAAGAGTTCTTATGGAGTAAGCCATACCCGCATCATATCCAGACAAACCTAAAACTCTTGTAACAAGCAATTGATTTGATTGAGTTAAATATGATTTTGCAATATACGGCAATTCATACTTTACAATTTGACTGTCCCTGAATTTTTCAGGATTTGTTCCACCAAATGTTATTTTAAATTCATCATAATTTCTTATGAATATGGGCTGCATAGCTGGCCCTTTCTGAGTTTCTCCGACAAGACCCAATGTTGTAACACCAACAACTTCAGTGGTGAACGTCAAGTCTTTTTCAGTTGTATAGACTCCAGGAGATGAATAAACTGTATTTGCCATTTTTTTTTATTTTTTTATTTACATTTTAATTATAAATAAATATCTTTATTTTTTTCAAAAAACAATATGATTGTTATTATTATATAAAATTTTAACTTTCAATTATTGTGAAAGTCCTATCTATGGCAGGTGTAACTTCAAAATCTTCGGGGTCTAAGATGAAACCTTGAAGCATAAAAGTGTAAAGTTGTACGTAAAATCTTTTTGTTGATAAATCATTTATTTCACTTTCATCTGAAATATCTTCCAATATGATTGGAATATAATGCCCATTGATTATTGAGTATGCTTGCCTTGATTGAAAATTTTTAAGTACAACCGAATTAAATTTATTTAAATCCTGTTGACCGTAAGCAAAAAATCTAACTTCATAATTAATATCAACAGGTATTGGCTGAGGTATTTTATATATATCCATACCTTTTCTATTACCGTCCCAAGTAGGAACTTTCGCATAAGTGTGTGTTCTTCCTTGCGGTATGTTATAAATTAAAGAAGGGTTTGAACCAAATTTTGCGTCTGGCTTTCTAACAATATTAACAAAAGGTATTTTTATGTTTTTAAATTCGTCTGAAAATTTCCACGTCATTGAAAATTCAGCCCATTTTTGAATTCCCATCATAAATACAGGAACCAATTCTCCGTCTATTGAAAAAGATAAATTATTTGTTATAAAGTCTTTAAAACCTGAATCCAAGTCAATATGAAGCACTCCTTTTGGAAGATAAGCATCTTTATCTATTATCATATCTTTCATATTTTCAGCAGCACCACTCTGCATTGAAAATGGATATTCAATATTTTGCCTTTCTCTGGCGATGTTTATTTTCTTTTTAAATGAACCTGGAAGTGCCATTATAGTCCGTTAAAATCATTTCTGTCAACGGTTACGCAACTTATGCTTCTGTAATAAGCTTTATATCCGTAGTGCGTATGTGCATTGTCAGAATTTATTTTACCATCGTCAAAAACTTCAAAATATTTTAAGTTATCTTCTCTATCTGAATACCCCACAATATCCCCATAACTAATATCCACATTTTTTTCTTTCAAATGTGTTGTAAGCACATTAAAAGTTAAATTACCATATTCCTGATATCGCATGTAACCGTTATTACCGTATGTTTTATTTTCAGCTTTATCCAAAGTTAATATAACTTTTAATTCAACTGGTGGTAAAAATCTTATTTCTCTTGGACGACTTTCGCCATAAACATCATCATAGTTGCT